CAATCAACTAAACGCTATGTCAATGGCATGGAAGTTAATGGCAGAGAACGCAATGACTGTACTTGACCAATCAGAAGGAACATTGGAGTTTAAAAATGCACAGCAGTAAAGAGACACTGACTGTAGCGTGGTGCGATAACGGCATGGTTGACGGCAAGTTTGCCGAAGGCTTGGTCTATACCATCGTCACTGCCTACTCAAAGAACATATTGTTTAACAACGCTATGCGTGTGCAGGGTAACCAGATTGCCCGCCAACGCCAAGCGTTGATTGACAAGTGGTATGACGAGGTTAAGACAGACTGGATTCTATGGGTTGACTCTGACATTGTGCTTACCCTTGATGTGATGAAGATGATTTGGGATACAGCAGACAAGCACAGCAAGCCTATTGTTAGTGGCGTTTACTTTATATCCAAGCAGAACGAAGGCTCACTCATGCAACCTATGCCCGTACTCTTTAATGAGACTGGCGATATACACATGATGAAGTACATCCACCCATTGCCACAGAACCAAGTCATCAAGATTGACAATGCTGGTATGGGATTGGTGCTAATGCACCGCTCCGTTGTTACACAACTACGCGAGAAGTTTGGTGCCGATTGCTTCCTCTTTGCTGAGGGTGAAGGCACGGGCGATAAGTTTATTGGTGAGGATGTGTCCTTCTTCCGCAAGGTTAAAGAGGTAGGCATCCCTGTCCACGCACATACAGGTGCAACAGTCAAGCACATGAAACGATTTGCGTTTGATTCCAACTACTACAACTTGTACTGGGCAGCAGTCCAGCATGCGGAGAAACAAAATGGCGACACAGCAACAAGCGAATAAGCGTAGGGGTGCAGCGTGGGAGATTGACCTAGCCGATGGGCTGGTTGATGAAGGCTACGAAGCACAACGATTGCCACGGGCAGGGCGCAATGACATAGGCGATGTCTTTCTTAAGACAGTAAATGATACCTACATCGTTGAGGCTAAGGCACCAAGGCGTGATGGTCGCATTGACCTGAGCGGATGGTTGCGTGAGGCAGACATTGAGGCAGAGAACTATCGCATCTCTAAGAACTTAGCCCTTGCACCTACTCCATTGGTAATCATTAAGGCATCCAACAAAGGAGTGATGGAGGCTTATGTAGTGCAGAGGCTTAGTGATGCTCTTGCAAAACTCTAAGCATGACATCGGTAAAGTGTTAGAACACTACGGGTTTGAGATACCCCATGGCAGAAGGGGCTGGGTCACTGTGCGCTGTGCGTTTCACGGTGATAGAGTTAAGTCTGCGCGTTTGAACTTAGACAACGGTGGCTTTAGATGCTTCGGTTGTGACATGGCGGGAGATGTTTACTCCCTTATTATGAAGAAAGAAGGCGTTGGTTATGGCGAGGCTAAGCAAATCGCAGAGAGAATTACTGGAGAGAGCAACGGAGAACTACGAGCAAAGCCTAAGCGAAATCCTGCCGTATCTGGAGAGTCGCGGTATAACCGAGGAGACAGCGCGTATGTTCCGCCTCGGCTTCGTGGCGAATCCTGAGCCTGGACATGAACCTTATGTCGGCAGACTTGCAATCCCATACCTCACACCAACAGGACCAGTTGACTTACGCTTCCGTAGTATCCATCAAGATGGTGCGCCTAAGTATATGTCAAGACCAGGTGCATCAACACACATCTACAATGTCAACGCGCTCTCATCAGATGGTGATGTACTCGCTATCTGTGAAGGTGAGATTGACACAATCATCGCCACGCAAGCAGGCTTTGTAGCCGTTGGCTTGCCTGGCGCTAACAACTGGAAACCTTTTTACTCTCGCGTGCTTGCTGATTGGGAGAAGGTGATGTTGTTTTGTGATGGTGATAATGCAGGGCGAGAGATGGCTAAGCAAATTACCAGAGAACTAGAAAATGTATTCCCAATTTTTATGCCTGATAACTGCGATGTAAATGATGTGTATCTATCCGAAGGAGCCGATGGGCTTCATAAAAGAGCGGGCGTTTAACAAGTGGCAAAGAACTCAAGTTTCGATTTAGACTTTGGGTACGGCAGAAAGGGTGAGCAGTTAGTAGAAGAACTCCTTACCGAAGGTAGGACAGTAGAAGTAAAGCGAGATAGGAAATGGTGGGTAACTAACAACCTTTACATTGAAGTTGAGTGCTGGTTTATGAAGTCCAAATCATGGGAGAAGTCTGGCATCATGGTTACAGAGGCGGCATACTGGGCGTTTGTATTAGAGAAGGGCGTACTCATGGTACCTACGAGCCATGTGTTGTACGCAATCAAAGAGTTTGGTCGTGAGATTACTTGCGAAATTCCTCCCAATAAAAGCAAAGGTTATCTGATTACAGTGGATGACCTGCTAATGGCAATGAGGAAACTGAAAAATGAAGGATGAGCAAGACCTAGTATGGGAACAGATATACAAGATAGCACGCATGGCAGCAACAAGAAGCAATCGCATGCACCGCAATCTTGTAAGCGTTGATGACATCTATCAACACCTATCCTTGTGGGCGCTTGAACACTGGCATAAGATAGAGGAGTGGAACACTGATGACTCTATGCCATACAAGTTACGCAAGACTTTCAACAACGAGGCACAGAAGTTAGTTGCCAAGGAGAGAGCAATCAAGTCGCGCTCGCCTATGAGTGATAGTTTCTATTACACGCCAGAGGTATTGCATGAACTGTTGCGTGATGTGTGGACACATGAGGGCTGGGATTCTGCATCCGATATGGCATCGGAGTTTGTATCTAAAAGCAGTAAGCCTGCCGAGGGTAACAATCGGTTGGCTTTGCTATCGGATGTTAAGCAAGGACTTTCTGCCTTAAGTGATGCAGACAGGGAGTTGTTACGCAATCGTTACCATGATGGTGGCATGGAGTTTGAGGATTTATCTGTCTTATATCAGGCAAGTGAAGAAGCAATCCGCAAGCGTGTCAAGCGTGCCATCATTAAGTTGCAAGATAGATTGGGTGGCGAGCCACCTGTATGGCGTGCTGGTAGAAGGCGCAAGAGTAATGCACAAGCACAGGCTGAACTAAAGGAGAACGAATAATGGAAAAGAAAATTGGCAAGAAGGTTTGGTTTGCCTATGGTCGCAAGAGTGGGTTCGGTATTGGCTTTGATATTAGCCGTTGGTACACCACCATTGACCTTGGTTTCTGGTACATCGGAGTTGAATACTAATGATTATCGGGTTGAGTGGATACGCACAATCAGGTAAGGACAGCACGGCAGAATTGTTGTGTCTTAATTACGGATACACACGCCTTGCTTTCGCTGACCCTATGCGCCAAGCGCTAATGATTATCAACCCTAAGTTGGATAGCATCACGCGTGTCTCTGACATGGTAGAGGATTACGGCTGGGATATAGCCAAAAGGAATCCAGAAGTTCGCCGTCTATTACAAGTGCTAGGCACTGACTTTGGGCGCAAGATGTTAGGCGCTGATGTATGGATTAAGATTGCATTGTCAGGTATTAAGTCAGAAGATAAGATTGTTATCTCGGATGTTCGCTTTCCTAATGAAGCAGAAGCAATCAAACAACTTGGCGGTACTGTATGGCGTATCAACCGACACAACCACAGCGCTGTCAATGGTCACGCATCAGAGCATGCGATGGATAACTATATGTTTAATCATGTTATCTATAACGATGGAACTCTTGATGACTTAAGTGATGAAGTGTTCATGCTTGCTAAGGAATTAAATCTTAGTTCTTAATACATAAGAAAGCCCGCCAGAGACAGGAGAGAATCTAGCGGGCTTCGTTCTTATCGTATCATGGATTGTGTTGCGGGTCTGCAATCGCCAATCCTAAAGTGTTACGCATCTTGTGTCTCATTGGTGGCGTGGTGCCACCCCATACTCCATACCTTTCGTGGGCTAAGCCCCACTCCAAGCAAGCCTGCATTACTGGACAGTCGGCGCACATCTTCTTGAACATGCGCTCCTCGTCACGACTAAAGAGTTCTTGCGGTGGGTAAAAGACATCGGTATCTATGCCTCGACACATAGCACCTTCCCAAAGTTTTGCATTGTATCTTAAGACATAAGCAACTAGCCCCTTGCCGTATCTATTTGTGCTACCTCTTACTGCGAGAACTCGGTGGTGCTTAGGCTTAAACAAACCCATGTCTTAATACCAACCCTTGGCTAAGTGGTGAGCGTATGCTCGGCATACACCCTTGGTTCCATATCTGTGCTTGATATAGCGCAAGCCCGCATCAACCTGCTTGTATCCGTCACGCGTGGGATGCACCTTGATATTCTTCCATGTACTGCTGAGTAACTGAGGTATACCTGTGGCGCTAGACTTTTTATTGTTGGCTTCGGGTCGCCAGTTGGACTCGCGCATCCACAATTCATAGAGGCAAGGGTACTGCTCAAGCATATCCAATGCCACCAATCGGTCAATGGCATAGCGTTGGTAATCGTTTTGATAGTACGCAATCACCTTGCCATGTGGTGGCTTCACTATGAGGTTGGCTGGTTCTCTCAACACAAAGAGCAAGCCAAGTACAAGGGCTGTGATAATCCACAGTCGGGCATGCGGGTGTATCTGTCTTAAGTCATTAAACATTACTGTCCAACTTTCTCTCGGCTTCGGCATGCAAGAAAGTATCTATTGCTTTTTCTTCCATGTCCTTCTGTTTATCGGCACAAGGGTTACACTTCTCGTACATGTAGTTCATTATTCTTGGGTTGGTTACTGTCGTGCCACAACCTAAGCACTGCATGATGACTGTCATGGTGTCTCCTTCTTTGAGTGTTCTGTTAGTGAGTCAAGGAAATAACCTATACTCATGTCACCTGCTTCGTCAATAGCATCCGCCCATGCTGGTGCCTGAATCCATCTACCTTCTAGGTCAAGCCACTGAATATCAAAGCCATCGTGGTAATCCCAGTGCAAGATAACTCGTATCTCTTGACCATCAAAGGTGATGTTCATGTCCTTGTCGTATGCTGTTTCTGTCTTAAGTAATGCACCAACTTCTAGTTGCTTAGTCATCTCCGTACATCTCCTCAAGTGTGTCATACATTGACTCTGGTTCTGTATCTTCTACATCTTTACCAAGGGCTATGTCGTCACCCTCTAGGTACTGTGGCTCGCTCATTTGTTTTCTCCTGTCTTAAGTAATGATAGATAATGTTCGTATAGTTTGTGCCAGTAATCGAAGTCCTCGTTACTGGTAGTAGCGTTGCGTTGCATACGCGCTCGCTTTACTTGGCGCTGTATGAAGTTGCGTTCGGTGGGGTTCATGTCTTAAGCCACAACCTTCTTATCGGCAACTGACTTCTGACATAGCACCACATGGCTGTGCTTGCATGTGCATCGGGGCGCACGATTCTTGGTTCGTCTTGTGACTATCTCGATAGAGGCATCGCATGAGGTGCATACATACCAGTAACTGACCCACTCTTTTGTCAATGTAGTCATTAGCCGTACACCACCTCTCCAAGTACAGCCACCTGCAAGACTGCATCACCGCAGATAGCATCGTAATCATCGAAGTCGAACAAGTCCATAGACACCTGCTTGTTGGCAATAGGCAAGGCTTTTGCTAACTCCTCAATGCCGACAATCTTTTCTGTCTTAAGTAATGACACCTCATCTATGGCAACCAGTCTGACCTGACCGATGACATCCCATGATGTATCGCCAAGGTATTCAACCTCATGCCAATGAGTTCCAAAGGACTCAAAGGCTGACCCGAATACTGAATCCCATAGTTCCTGCTTGTTAATCTCTACTGCGATTGTGATTGTTTCTTCTGACATTTCTTTCTCCTGTCTGTTGTTGGTAGTTGTATTTAACTCTCGTCACCTATGCGGTGTCAAGCATTTGTCATGTGATGTTGGTCACACTATGTCTTAATACCGAGGGTATCCATCTGGGCAACCAACTCGGTCAACCAAACATGATTCGGGTATCTCCCAAACTCCCATCGCATTTGTGATTGCAATGAGGGCAGTTAGTATTAAGACATAAATAACTACGGCTCGCACTCGCTTGCCTCGTCTGTTTAGTTTCATCGGTTGTACTCCTTTGCATGTGAGCATTGGTTGAGGGGGATAAGGCAGTCTCCGCAGATAGTCACCTGAATCCTTGTAAGAAACTCCGATAACTTTTCCTTCACATAGAATCTGCATGTGGTTTTGTGTTGGTCATAGACATACGCATCGCACACAACACAGTTATTGTTTGTGTCGTAAGTCATGATGCTTTCCTTTTCTGTGCTTTTACTACTCGCGTATCGTTAATGACCGCCCACTCACATGCTTCATGTACCGCAACAGGGTCACCTGAATATCTCCAACGATAGATGACTCGCTCTTTGATGAGCGCTTTCTTTTCACAGACTCCGCATATCATTATGCCACCGCCGATAGTTCTGTCTTAATACCTGAAAGAATCTGATTCAAGATTTCAAGTGTCTTGAACTCAAGTCCGCCGATGGTGTCGTGTGACCATACATGCTCGCCTGTGACTCGCTCAATCTCCTTGCATAGCGCCTTGATTGCTGGCTCGCGCTGTTCTTTCTGGTGCTTGCGGTCAAGGTGTCGCCTGTATTTGGCACCTCTGCCCTCATCTGGTGTGGCGTATCTGCTTCGGTAGTCTTGTGTCATAAGACAGATTGCATAGCCCCACTCTGCGCGGATATGATTCAATGGCACCCACTTTTGTTTGCCTTCATAGTCTGTCACCATGACATCGCGGATTCGGCGGGTCTTGTCATAATCTGTCTTAAGTTGTGTCTCTACGATAACAACCTTGCGCCATTTGTTGCGCTGTGCTGTCTTGAAATGAGACTCACCTGCTGTGTGCTTGTCTCTCCAGTTGGCAGACTCACTCATGAAGTAAGCCTTGCCGATAAGTAGTTCTGCTCTTTTCATTTGCTGTTCTCCTGTCGTGATAAGGCGGAGAGACTCTCTCTCCTGACCTTGTGCCTCAATGGTGGCATGAACACCCTGTCGCCGTCAACGATTTGAGGCTGTGAGTTACCTCACATTTATTCTTGTGTCTTAAGCAACAACCTTGCTTTCTTCTTTCAACCATGCGGTGGCGATTGGAATCAGGATTTTCTTGGTGTCCTGCATGTGGTTGATGTTGCTAGTGATGATGTCGCGGTGCCACTGTTCTTCTGTCTTACGCAAGAAGATGTTGAGGCGTGCGATTTCTGAATCTAATAAGCCGTTAAGCATAAATGCCTGGCTTCCTGTAAGTGGTGTGTCCACCTGTTTTCTCCTGTTCATATAAGGCAAGAGCGAATCTCTTACCTAGTACCCCAATGGTTGCATGACAACCGCGCTTTCTCCAAGATTTGGGGCTGTGATTTTCATCACATCTGTATTAAGTCAGAATCCTATGCTCACCATCCAATTTGCAAAGTCTGGCGAGAAAGCAACCGCAAGGCATAGGATGACGGCGGTGCTGATTGCGATTCCAAAGGCTGTGTCTGTTGTCATGTCTTAAGCCACAACTTTCTTATTTGCAATCGCTGTCCATTTGAGGGCGATTCGATAGGCATCCTCTGCCCCTTGGCAGTTGTTTATTTCTGCCTCAAATCCTGCGTAGTCCATGCCTGCCTGCTTTAGTGCGGTGTAGGCGGTAGCCATTGCGTAGCGTGCATCCATTTTTATTCTCCATCCTTGGTGATGTAGTGGCGGGCGATGTCATCAAAGACATCACTCCCCCAGTTGTTGAGCATCTGGCTCATGATGTCAATCGTTACGGCTTCGACCTCTCCGCTCTGTCTTAAGACATCAACCGCCTTGGCGATTTGATTCTCCCAGCCTTCGCGCATTGTGTCGCTGATTAGTGGCACGCTTTCTTTCTTGGCGCGCACTAGGTCAATCGTCTCAAAGTATGCATCGCGGTCATTGTCTGTAATGAGGGTGAAGTCATTGACGAATTGCTCGCGTGCTGTTGGTGCTGTTGCTTCCATCTGTCTATCTCCTGTCTTAATACACAAGGGGCGCTTTACCTCTTGCGGTCTTGCTTGGTGTAATCTTCCCACCATCGGCGGGAGATTCCTACCATTTCCGATGTGATGTTGGTCACACCTAACCCTCAACTTGAGGTTGAGAGTTCGCGCCCCCGTTGGATTGTGAATCCGTACCCTTTCGGCGGGGGCTGTGTCTTAAGACACTAGGAGGAGAGTCTCCTTCCAAATCTCATGCGCGATGTCTTGAGTCTCGCGGTAATCCGATTCGTTTAATTCTGAGGCTAAGAGTCGGCGATTGTAAGCCTCTTGGCTCGCGCCGTCTGTTCCCTTGACCCATAGGCGGATGGCTTCATCTTGTA